CATGAAGCGCAAATGCATGAAAAAAACTCTTTCATAACCCTCACATACAATGATGACAATCTCCCAAGCGATGGATCGCTACACCATGAACACTTTCAATTGTTCCTCAAAAGACTTAGAAAGAGACTACAACCTCACAAAATTCGCTACTACATGGCTGGAGAATATGGCGATGATTTCAGCCGACCTCACTTCCACGCCATTATCTTCGGCCACGATTTCAATGATAAGAAATTATGGAAAAGGACTCCCGCTGGTTCTATGCTTTATAGATCCGAAGAGCTTGAAGCCCTCTGGCCATTTGGTTATTCCTCCGTTGGAGACGCTAACTGGGACTCAATTGGCTACGTTACTCGATACGTTCTTAAAAAAGTAAAAGGTAAACAAGCCGAAGCCCATTATCAAGACGTCAATTTCGAAACTGGGGAAATAATCCAAAGAAAACCTGAATACGCAAAAATGAGCCTGAAACCCGGAATCGGAACGTCATGGCTCGAAAAATATAAAAGCGACGTATATCCTCATGATTACGTTGTCTTTAATGAAAAAAAAGTCAAACCTCCAAAATACTATGACAAAAAATATAATAAGGAAAACCCTTATGAGTTTGACGAAATACAATACGAACGAGAAAAAACTGCTAAACTAAAACATCTGGACAACACACCTGAGCGACTCGCAGTAAAAGCAAAGGTAGTAAAAGCCAGATTAAGAAAACTTAAACGTACCCTCACTTAAGGAAAATCCTCATGATTCTAGTACTCTGTTCTGTAAAAGACCGCGCAGCGGACGCTTATGCACGACCAATGTTCGTGCCCTCTGTTGGTGTCGCCATTCGGTCTTTCTCTGATGAGATAAACCGACAAGCTGATGATAATCAGCTATACCATCACAGCGACGATTTCGATTTATATGAATTCGGCAGCTTTGATGACAATACTGGTATGTTTACTTTACATGAACAACCAAAACTCTTATCCTTAGGGAAACAAGTTAAAATTACTTCGTAAAAACTAAAGCGGAGAGAAAGGGTTTATCTTTCTCCCGCAACAACACAGGAGCACAAATGCACCGCAATAAATCAGTAAACGTACATCAGTTCACTATGATTCCAAAGGCGGACATTCCCCGCTCCAAATTCGACTGTCAGTCGGCACACAAAACCACGTTCGACGCTGGTTACCTTGTTCCCGTATACGTCGACGAGGTATTACCCGGAGACACATTCAATTTAAAAATGACGGCATTTGCCCGTCTATCAACACCATTGTTTCCAATTATGGACAACATGGTTATGGATTCATTCTTCTTTTTCGTACCAAACCGATTAGTCTGGGACAATTGGCAAAAATTCATGGGTGAGCAAAACAACCCAGACGATTCAATCGATTATGTAATCCCACAACAAACATCACCTGAGGGCGGTTACGCCATCGGATCACTACAAGACTACATGGGCCTGCCTACTGTAGGTCAAGTTGATCCAACCAAAACAATAGACCACGGATCATTCTGGACTCGTGGCTATAACCTCATCTGGAACGAGTGGTTCCGAGATGAAAACTTACAAGATTCTGTTCTTGTATATAAAGGCGACGTTACTGATACAACGGCAGCCGCAAATTACGAATTACTTCGTCGTGGCAAACGTAAAGACTATTTCACATCAGCTTTACCATGGCCACAAAAAGGCGAAGCCGTTACATTACCCTTAGGAGGCACTGCCGACGTATTGCGTTCTTCAAACGCTCCAGTTTGGAAACCTTACAAAGCTGGTACTGACACCGTTGCAATTAACACAGGAATTGTTTCCTATGGTGGAAAAATTCAAGCTAACGACGATATATCTCTTGATCCTAATGGTGGCTTATACGCTGATTTGTCTACTGCTACAGCTGCAACAATTAATCAGTTACGCCAATCATTCCAAATTCAAAAATTATTAGAAAGAGATGCTCGTGGTGGAACACGTTATACAGAAATTATTAGATCTCACTTCGGTGTCATTTCACCTGACGCGCGACTCCAAAGGCCTGAATACCTTGGAGGCGGTTCAACACCGATTAACATTAACCCAATCGCTCAAACATCGGCTTCAGCCGCTAGTGGGACCAATACTCCTCTTGGCACACTTGCTTCTATGGGTACTGCTCTCGCTCATAACCATGGCTTTACTCAGTCATTTGTTGAGCACGGAATCATTATCGGACTTGTTTCGATCCGTGCTGATTTAACATATCAACAAGGACTATCTCGTATGTGGAGTCGTGAGACCCGCTACGACTTCTACTTTCCAGCTTTTGCAATGCTTGGTGAACAAGCAATTCTTAATAAGGAAATTTATGTTACTGGAAATTCAACCGACGACAACGTCTTTGGATACCAAGAACGTTGGGCGGAATATCGATATTATCCATCTAGAATTTCCGGACTCTTTAGATCTACTGCAGCTGGCACTATTGACGCATGGCATCTTGCCCAGAAGTTCACAGATGTACCCACACTAAATGATACTTTTATCTCTGATACTCCACCTGTTAGCCGTATCGTTGCTGTTGGTTCAGCAGCAAACGGAAAGCAATTTATCTTTGATTCTTTCTTTGATGTAAAGAAAGCCCGACCACTGCCAATGTACTCTGTACCTGGCTTAATTGATCATTTTTAATGGCTGTTTATGACTATTCAGAACCTTATGATAGTAGTGGTATGCAACCGCAAGGTTCAAGTATGAGTTTAGGTGGTTTAACTGGTGGATTGCTGGGTTTTATTGGCCAGCAACAAACCAACCAAAAAAACTGGGATATAGCAGATGCGGCTAACCGTAATTCTGCTGCCCAAGCGCAAGCGCAAATGGCATTTCAAGAGCGTATGCGTGCTACTCAATACCAGACCGCTATTGAAGATATGAAAAAAGCTGGGTTAAATCCCATGCTTGCATATTCACAAGGCGGTGCTGGTGTACCCACTGGTGCTATGGGAAGTGTATCTACTGCAAAAATGGAAAATGCTCTTGGAGCCGGTGCTGCCGGTTATCAATCAATGGCAACTAATAATGCGGATTTAGACTTGAAAGCAAGTCAAACTTCCGCTACATCTGCCCAAGCTATTAAAACAGAGGCAGATACAATTCAAACTAAAGCTTTGACTTTAAAAACTGCTGAGGACACATCATTGTCTACTCAGCAAAGAATAAATTTGGAAAAACAAATTTCTAAACTTGACGAAGAAATTAAAAATCTTCGTGCTACGCGTGGTTTAACCACTGCGCAAACATTAAATACTACTCAGAATGTTGCACCTTCGGGCGATCCATATTGGTATCGCGATGCTAAACGCGTCGCTCATTCTGCATATGATTATGCTAAAAAATATGCTGATCCCGAAACAATTTTTAACAAACTTCGTCAAAAATTATCTAAATGAAAACTAATCAACCATTTATTCGTAATCCCTATAATTACGATACTCTTGCTGCGTCAAATGAGTCCGGTCTGCGTTGTGAGGACGCTAGCCGGACTCAGCAGCATTTCAAAGACGAAACGGATATTAACAATATCCTCCGCCAGTTCAACGTAACTGGCCAATTACCTACTAAACCAATGTCGCCACGTTATGGCGACTTTACCGGCATCGGGGACTACCACGGTGCCATGAACCAAGTTATCGCCGCAGAAGGCGAATTTATGACCTTGCCGGCTCAAATGAGAGCCAAGTTCAACAATGATCCTCAAGAATTGATCGAATTCTTGAATAATCCTGAAAATAAAGAAGAAGCCATGAAAATGGGTCTTCTTAATAAAGCCGAGGCGAGTGCTCCAATTCTGGAGAGTACTTCGGAAAAAGCGGGCGATGAGCCCGCCGCACAGTAATACTACTTGATATTACTGTGCTAGGTGACACCAAACAACCACTAAAGGAGAAAATATGTACATGCATCGCAAAGGCGTAAGCAAAAAAAAGTCCGCTAGGACTTTCAGACATCACTCATCACGCACGAAGAGCGCAAATATGAGATCAGCCCCACAACGTGGAGGCTGGAGGCTCTAAAAACCTCTAGGCACCTCACATGCCCTGTACTTCTCCTATAACCGCTTATTTAAGCGGTTATCAAACTATTCACGCAAATGACAAACCACATCGTGTGTTGTCATTTAAGGAAAACGATGACGATAGTCATCGTCAAATACAAATACCATGCGGCCAATGCGATAGCTGCCGTATGGAACATGCACGTCAATGGACTATGCGCTGTACACATGAAGCGCAAATGCATGAAAAAAACTCTTTCATAACCCTCACATACAATGATGACAATCTCCCAAGCGATGGATCGCTACACCATGAACACTTTCAATTGTTCCTCAAAAGACTTAGAA